AGAATTTATAGAGATGGCAAGCCAACAGAAACTTTAGTTGGTCATAGGGTAGAAACTCTAAGGGTATCAACTTCAAAAGCACACCACGATGATGTTATTGGAAATGATGATGTTCCAAATACAAGATCTCACTCAATGGAAGATTGTGATGATAAAAATTGTCCACAGCATTCAATGGGTAAAAAAGATTACTCTGATAAAGAAAGGCAAATGTTAGCTCGTAGAGATATGGCTTTACCAGATGGATCATTTCCAATTGTTACTGTAGCAGATTTAAACAATGCAATTCAATCAGTTGGTCGTGCTTCTAATTATTCAAAGGCTCGTAATCATATTATTCGTAGAGCAGAAGCCTTGAATAGAACAGATCTTCTTCCAGAAGAATGGAAACCAAAATCTGCAAGAAAGTCTTTTGAAATTGAAAAAAGAGATGTATCAGATATTGATTTAAAACCAACAGAGTCTATGGCTAGTAATGCAAAAAGAGGCTTAGAGTTAAGGGCTAAGTTTGGCAGAGGCGGAACTGCAGTTGGAGTTGCTCGTGCCCGTGACTTAAGCAATCGTACAAACCTAAGTCCAGAAACTGTTGCAAGAATGTATTCATTCTTTTCAAGACACGAAGTAGACAAGCAAGGTAAAGATTGGGATAATGCAGAACGTCCATCAAATGGAAAGATAGCCTGGCTACTTTGGGGTGGAGACTCTGGATTTGCTTGGGCAACACAAAAATGGGAAGCAATTCAGAATGCAAGAGCATCTAAATCAGATGATACTTGGACAGATTCACCATTTTCTTTTTATAAATAATAGGAGGCTATATGCAAAAGTTATCTCCCTTACAAAAGCTATCAACATGCTTAATTGCTATAAACTTTTTTGCAATAAACTTATTTGTTATAATTACATCTTTAATCCAAAGAAATAAAGAAGAAGACTTTTCTGTATCTTTTAATGGATTTTCTAAAAAAAGTCAACTGTGTAAAATTTTAGATGAAGGAACTGTGAGGGTAGCTATTCAAGATAATAGTGCCTATTGGGTTATAGATAATATACTATATACCGCAAATGTTAGTAAAGATGGAAGAATTCTTAATGAAAATGCTGAAAGAGTAAACGTATTTGATCTTTCTGAGAAGGAAGTAAGTAATCTTCTTTCAATAATTGACACCATAAGTAGTTAGTTTAAAGTTGACATTCTTTAAATAAAAATGTATAATAGTATCTAACAGAATAGGATTTGTTGTGGTTATTGTAGTTGAGGGAACAAAAGAGTTCTCTGATTATGAAATATTTATGAGGGCAATGACAGTAGCCTTGTCAACTCCAAATGATAATAATCAAATACAAGTATGGAGTCTTGGACCACATAAGGTTAATAATTTTACTGCAGCATTTTGCAACTCTTCAGAAAATTATTTAAAACAAAAAGGTTTTAAAGTTTCTTTTTCTAAAATAAATGAACAATGGGTTAGACAAAATATAGAGCATGTTACATACTATGCATACTTTAGTTTACCAAAAGAGCCGTTGTCAAAATTTGCAACGTATATGGAACATCAAGAAAATGTTGAGATGGGAATATTTAGGTATTAAATGAGTCTAACAGTTTGGTCTTTAATAATTTTTGTAACCTATAGTTTGTTTTATTTGTCAATGGTTTTTGCAGTAATGTTAAAAACAAGTGTTGCAAAGATAGCAACGATGGTGGTTCTCTGGATGTTGTATCAGGTAACTACATTGTGGTATGGTCTTGCTACAGATCAAATAGGATTTATTCTGATGTTTATATTCCAATTTATTGTTACAATTCTAACAGTAATTATTAGCACAGAAAGATCTATTAATGAAGATATCTGATTTACATAAAATGGAATCAATTGTAAGTAACAATCCGTCTCTAACATGGGATGGTTGGAATGTTGTGTTTCTTGAAAAAGATCAAGATGCTAGTCTAAAAAAGAATGCAGCCTTTATTGATTCTACCTGGCACAAGAAAATTGTGTTTGAAAATACTGGTGGGGTATGGGATATTCCAGACTCTATATTAAGGAAGGGCGATGTACAAGTTTGATGAAAAAGCTTTATGCCTTAATATGGATACAAATCTTTTCTTTGATCAATATGAAGAAAATCCAGAGGTTTCAAAAAAAGTAGACCTTTTGTGTATAAGATGTCCAGCACAAAGACAGTGCTTAGCATACGGTGTTAGTAATGCTGAGTGGGGTGTTTGGGGTGGAGTTTATTTAGAGGGCGGAAAGATATCTAAAGAATTTAATAGCCATAAGGAAAAAACTGATTGGTTTAAGGTGTGGTCTGCAATTACAATGGAAAGTAGCTAATGTATACGAATAAAATGAAACATGCTATTAGATCCGTAAAAGCTCCAAAAGATTTTGAAATAGCAATTGCAGATTATGATCATTTTCTTGCTATACAGTTCTATGAAAGTCACTGGAGACATTTAAATGATAACGAAAGGCTTCGTTGTATAGAGTATATGACGAAAATAAAAAATATCTTAGAATCGTTAGGTGCGAATGTCTCACTTGACCCAATCTTAGATATAAAGTATAATGATGAAAGACGGCTATAAGGAGTAAAAATGGCTACAACAATTACGGTAATAGGAAACCTAGTTAAAGATCCAGAAAAAAAGGATCTTGGCTCAGGAAAAGTTCTTGCAAAGCTTCGTGTTGCAAGTACAGAAAGGTTCCAAGATTCTGATGGAACTTGGAAAGATGGGGACACGGCATTTTATGATGTTGTATGTTGGAGAACTCTAGCAGAGAATGTCTCATCAAATCTTTCAAAGGGGAATAAGGTAATCGTTCATGGTAAATTAAAATATCGTGAATTTGACAGAAAAGATGGAACTAGAGGCAATGCCTTTGAAATTGATGCAACTGATGTTGGTTCATCACTATCAATTAAGTCTGGAACATTTAATAAAACTAGCAATGTTTCAAACTCAACAGTATCCGTTGGAGCAGAAGAGCCTGATCCCTGGGCTTAGTTGGATGTCCCCCTCGAAAGAGGGGGGCTTTTCAATATTGACAAAATAAGAAAAGTTTGGTAAAGTATATTAATGCCAGTATATTTATATGCATGTGAAAAATGTGAGGACAATAAAGAGTTGGTAAGGGGCATGAATGATCCTGATCCAGAAAGTTGTCCAGATTGTGGTAGCAACATTAAAAGAGTTTTTAGTGTTGGAGGGATAGCCTTTAAAGGAAAAGGCTTCTATAGTACAGGAGGATAAAGTGTTTAGAATTAAAAAAGATCCTATGCGTGTTGATGAACATCAATATCGTGCAGTAATAAGTTTAAATAAAAATAGAACTTTTTGGAAAGCTTCTGTTCAAAGAAGAATTTCTGTTAATGAATGGAAAAAAGTTCAGTGTGGATTAAAAAATATTAAGTTTACTTCAAAAGAAGATGCAGAAGATGCTGCAAGAACAAAAATGAAAGAACAAAGAATGCTTGATCACAATGATTTGTCTAGTATAAGGTATGTAATTTACGATGATTAAAAGATTGCAATATGATTTTTTTGCAGAAGAGTGGTCCTATCAGTGTGGTGCATGTGGTACAGATCTTTATGCACCTACTAAAAAACATATGGAGGGAAACCTCTGGATTCATACTCATTCAAAAGAATGTCTTGGAGGCTGGTAATGAATAAAGAACAGCTAGAAGAAGCCTTATCTCAAATAGAAGAAGAGGTAATGGTTATGGATGGTTTTGAAGAAGCATTCATAGGTCTTTCATTAAGATGTAGTCAACCAACACTAGCCACATATTCCTGGGAAAAAATGGTAGATGTTTTAATGGATAGAGATGGAATGGAATACGAAGAAGCGGTGGAGTACATATCTTACAACTGCCTTGGTGCATGGATGGGTGAGCTTACACCAGTTATATTACTACCGTTAGAATACTAATGACATTAGTTGAAAAAATTAAAGAAGTATTAAAAGAGTATCAAGAAGAAAATGGAACTCTTGACGACAAAGAATATGAAAAAATGTTTGTAAATTTATATTTACAATATCAAGATGAGTATTTAAAACAAAAAGTTAGACCTATTAGGTCAGATGGGAAAATCAGGAAAACATGGAGTTCAAACTAGAACACGAACTTGATAAAGGTCCAATAGTTAGATGGTTTGCAAATAAATGTCTTCAGCTTACTGATAAAATTTATACTTGGGTTTACCCTTATGCAGATATGTATACAGCAGTATGGGATGATTATGAAGAAGATGAACTATTTGTTCCACATAATCAAATGGGAATATTTGATGACCTTGACAATTTGCCAAAATTTAATAATCTAAAGGAAGATTTAATTTAATGTCAGATGATTATTATTACTATAAAGATCAAGTAAAAGAACTTCAGACCGTTAATGATTTTGTCAGAAAAAATACTTTGCTTTCTGTCCAAAATAGAATAGAATACATTAAAAATGAAAGAGAAAAACTAAGTTTGCCATCAAGTGGTATAGATATGGCACTTGAAGTAATTAGGACAATGTTAAATGAAAAATAAAAAAGATATTAAAGGGGGCATTTTTAAGTAATGTTTTTAACAAAAATGATTAAGTTTGCTGAGAAAATTGGCATGGATGTAGATGAATTAATGGAAATGACTGTTTTAGATGCCATTTTAAAAATAGAAGAGACTAAAAGCATGTGGGCAGACCTAAGAAAAGAAATAGGATAGTTTAAGGTATAATTAAATAATGAAGTCTACAATAGATATAAAAGTAATTGGCTGCGGTGGTGGTGGAATTAATGCTGTTGACAGCATGATCCTACAAGGACTTTCTGGAGTAGAGTTTATTGCAATAAATACTGATATCCAGGCACTAATGCCAAGTTTAGCAGATGTTAAAATTGATATTGGAAGAGATAGAACTCGTGGTCTTGGTGCTGGAGCAGATCCAAATATTGGAAGACTTTCAGCAAAAGATAGCATAAGTGAAATTTCAGAAGTTGTTTCTGGTGCTGATGTTGTTTTTGTAACTGCTGGAATGGGTGGCGGAACTGGAACTGGCTCTGCCCCTATAGTTGCTGGATGTGCCAAAAAAGCTGGAGCGTTAACTGTAGGCGTTGTAACTACTCCATTTGCATTTGAGGGCAAGAAGCGTATGAACAATGCCTTAGAAGGAATTAATAGTTTTAGTAAAGAAGTAGACACTCTTATAGTAATTCCAAATGAGAATCTTATTTCAATGCTTGATCCAGAGATATCTATGCAGGATGCATTTAAAGAAGCAGACAATGTTTTGTTAAAAGCAATAGCAGGAATATCAGATTTAATAACTACTCCTGGTCAAATTAATATTGACTTTGCAGATATAAAAAGAGTTATGAAAGATGCTGGATCTGCTTTTATGGGTATTGGATATGCTGATGGCGAAGACCGTGCTTATGCTGCAGGTAATCAAGCAATTACAAGTCCAATTCTTGATGTTGATTTAAATGGTGCAACTGGAGTTTTAATATCGATTGCCTCATCTGGACAAATAAAAATGCAAGAAGTTAATGCAATTGCATCTCTTGTAGCAGACAAAGCACACGAAGATGCTGATATCATATTTGGTACAGTTTTAGATGAAGATCTTGAGGATGGTATTTTAGTTACTGTTATAGCGACAGGATTTATAAATGAATGACATCCAATGGACATTTGGAATCATAACAGTATACGAAGATAAGCAAAGACTTAAAGAGATTATAGAGAGCATTCGTAATCTTAATATCCCAGAATATGAAATACTATTTGTTGGTGGCGGAGATAGTTTTGATATTGATGGTAAGGATATTAGAAAGATTGACTTTGATGAATTAGTTAAAGAAAGATGGATTACAAGAAAAAAGAATATTCTTGTAAAAGAAGCTAAGTATGACAATATAGTTTTGATGCACGACTATCATATCTTTGATAAAGACTGGTATAAAAACTTTGTTGAATTTGGAACTGATTGGGAAATTTGTTCTTGCCCACAATATTTAATTACTGGATCAAGAAATCCTATGGACTGGTCTCTTTGGGATAAGCCAAGTCACGGAAGAGCCTGGTCTTTAGACTACAACGATTGGTCTCAAACTCAGTATATGTACATCTCTGGTGGATTCTTTATGGTCAAGCGTCATGTAATGATTGAAGAACCACTTGATGAAAGTCGTGGATGGAATGAAGAAGAAGATGTTGAGTGGTCTTACAGGGTAAGAGATAAGTATGTTATGAAGTGCAATGGTAAAAGTATTGTTAGACATAACAAGTGGCATAGACACGCAGGACCACAAAGATGAGTAATAAGTTAGTTATATTTGATTTAGATGGTGTGCTAATTGATTCAAAAGACTTACACTATCAAGCCCTTAACAATGCATTAGAAAAAGTTGATCCAAAATATAAAATATCTTACCAAGAGCATTTGTCAAAGTATGATGGTTTAAATACTAAGAAAAAACTTTCTATGCTTACTCAAGAAAAAGGGCTGCCACAAGACTCTCATAATAATGTTTGGAAAGATAAGCAAGAAGAAACTTTCTTAATGCTTGAAAATCTTCCAGTAAATAATAAAGCTATAAACATTATGCTCTATCTAAAATCTGAAGGTTGGAAAATTGCTGTAGCATCCAATAGCATTAGAGAAACTATCATAAAGTCTTTGCACGGAATACAGGTACTTCATTTAGTAGATTACATTGTTAGCAATGAGGATGTTTCGCATCCAAAGCCACACCCAGAAATGTATTGGAAGTGCATGGTAGCCCTAGATTCATTTCCAAAAGATACAATAATAATAGAAGACTCCCATATTGGAAGACAGGGAGCTTTAAATTCTGGAGCAAACCTATACCCAGTTAAAGATTCTTATGATCTTAATGATACAATATTCATAGAGTTTATAAAAAGATTTGAAAAGAAAGAGAGAACTGGACAAGTGCCTTGGAAAAATAAAGAGATGAACATTCTTATACCGATGGCTGGTGCTGGTTCAAGATTTGCACAGGCAGGTTACACATTCCCAAAACCCCTGATTGAAGTTAATGGAAAGCCAATGATCCAGGTAGTGGTTGAAAATTTAAACATTGATGCACATTATATATTCTTAGTACAAAAAGATCATTATGAAAAATATAACTTAAAACAACTTCTTAATCTAATTGCCCCAGACTGTGACATAATAATTGTTGATGGAATGACTGGAGGTGCTGCTTGTACAACCTTACTTGCTCAAGAGCTTATCAATAACGACAAGCCACTTCTAATGGCTAACTCTGATCAGTATGTAGAATGGGACTCCAACGAAGCACTGTATGAGTTTGGTGCTAGCAATATAGACGGTGGAATACTTTCATTTAAAGCAACTCATCCAAAGTGGTCTTTTGCAAAAATTGGAGAAGATGGATTTGTTTCAGAGGTAGCAGAAAAGAATCCAATTTCTGATAATGCAACAGTTGGTATATACTATTGGAAACACGGATCTGATTATGTTAAGTATGCAAATCAAATGATTGATAAAAACATTAGAACTAACAATGAATTTTATGTTTGCCCTGTTTTTAATGAAGCAATTGAAGATGGCAAAAAGGTAAGATTGAAAACTATTGATAAGATGTGGGGAATTGGAACCCCTGAAGACTTGAATTACTTTTTAGAAAATAACAAGGAGATATAGTGGCAAAAGGTAAGAAAGACTATTTAAAAATGCAAAACGATTACTATGATGAATATGCTGCTAAGTGGTCTTTAGATTTTAGAGATCCAGTAGTTGGATCATATGATGCTCACAATAACTGGAAAGACTATGATGATTTTCTTTTTAAAGATTTTGATACCTCTGGTTTAGTAGCACTAGATTATGGATGTGGTCCAGGAAGAAACATTGTAAAATTTAATAGTAAGTTTGAAAGAATTGATGGAGTAGATATTTCAGATGTTAATCTAGAAAAAGCTAGAGTTAATTTACAACATAATAATATAGAAGTTCCAAACCTGTATGTTACACCTGGAGATAGCCTATCAATGATTGAAGATAATGTTTATGATGTAATGTTTGCAGTAATTTGTTTCCAGCATATTTGTGTTCACGATGTTAGATTTAACATTCTTAAAGAAGCTTACCGTGTTCTTAAAGATGGTGGAAAGCTTTGCTTCCAGATGGGATTTGGTGGAAAAGAAGGTATTCCAACGGCTGGATATTATGATAATCTTTATGATGCTGCAAGTACAAATGGTCATTCAGATGTTAGCGTTACTAATGAAGATGAGTTAATTGATGATTTAGTTAACAAAATTGGATTTAAAAATTATAAGTCTGACATTAGACCAACTGGTCCAGGAGATAATCATAGAAATTGGATTTGGGTTCAGGTTGAAAAATGATTTACATATCCCATCGTGGTAATTTAACTGGAAAAGTTCCACAATTTGAAAATAGTCCAGCATACATTTATCGTGCAATAGAGCAAGGGTTTGATGTTGAAATAGATTTGCGTGAAAAAGATGGGAAATTCTATTTAGGTCATGAAAAACCACAATATTTAATTGACAATAGTTTCTTTGAAGAATGTAAAGAAAAACTTTGGGTTCATTGCAAGGATTCAAAGTCTTTAGAATATGCAATAGAAGAGGGAACAAACTGTTTCTTTCATAAAGCAGACGATTATACTCTAACAAGTAAGGGATATGTCTGGGCATTTCCAGGATTTGCAAAAGCTAATTCAAAAACAATTGGAGTTCTTCCAGAACTATACAGCACTGTTGAAGAAATTAGTGAAATGGATTACTACGGATACTGTTCTGATATTATTATGTATATAAGAAGCAATAATGTTTAAAGAAATAGATTACAATAAGCACTTCGTTATTGGTACACCGCTGGTTGGCTGGAAAGCAGACATGAAAGAGGAAATGGAATGGATTAATAACGCACAAAACATTTTAAATAAATTTCCAAATGCAAAATTCTTCACTGCATTAGAGCTTGACAGCAGAGGTCTACAGCCTTTTGAAAGAGTTTTGAATGCACTAAAAGAAGTTAATGGAGACTTCTGGACATATACAGTAAATGATATGGAAAGTTCTGTAACCTCATCTAATAGATGGATAAGAATTGAAACTGGCAGAAATCTTATTAGAGAGTTTGCACAAAGACTTCGAAAAACTTCTGGACATCACTGGGGAGAAGACTGTACAGAAGAAAATATTGGAGTTATAAATTATGATGCAATTCTTTATGTTGATTCAGATATAATTTTGACTGCAGAAATAATTGAAAAGTTGTTTGAAGTAGATCATCCAATTGTAAGTGCAGACGTTCCAGCATACGGATTAAGGGGAAAAGCTGTTTCTAGTGATCCAAGAATTGAAGAGCATTGGAATACAGCAGGTATGCTTTTGGTAAACTCCCCAGCATTTTACGACCTTCCATGGTATCACAATGCTTATTTAAACTTAAGTGATGACCCAACATTCCAATCAATGGCTGAAAGATTAAAAGTAAGAGTTGGATTAGAAAATCTTGATCACACATATGGAATGACTTGGGTAAGAAAAGATATAAAAGCAGAACACAGGGGACAACTTCTTCCTGTAGAAAATAGAAAAATTCCTCCTAGAGATATATAAATTTCCTTAGGATGGGAAACGACCTAGACAAGTCGCTAAACTGTCTATTATTATTTATGATAAACTAATTAGATGCACAAAAAGTTTTTAGCCTCAATATTTTCAGTATTATTAGTTTTTGCTCAAGCAACACCAGCCAGTGCATCAGACTCTATTAGATATAAATCAACAGAAATTCAGGTAATTCCAAAGGGAAAGTGGACCACTCTTAGGTTTAATGGTGGCAAAACTGAGATTCAGGGTAATGGAAAAAGATCTTTATTTTGTTATCAAGCTGGTATTGATACAACAGGAAAGAAAAGTCCTTCATATATTAAACTAAGAATAACTAGAATAGTGCCAGGACCAGATGATTCTAGTGCAACTAATACATACTTCTTTTCTGAAAAACCAGGAAGTAAATTTGTAGCCTCCAGCTGTTGGAATATTGTAACAAATTATCCAGTAGTTGTTCAAATAAGAATATCTGGTGGAAGTAAAGCATACAATTCTGACATAAGACAATTTAAAATGTGGACTCCAAATGCAGATTATCCACAAGACTTATCTGATTTTATA